TTGACCTCCAGCGCCTTTTTAGCCAGATCGTCGCACTTGACGCGGGCTGCCTCGTCCTTGCCGCCGCTGCGAATCCAGCGCTCGAACAAGTCTTTGTGCTCGCTGTGCAGTTTGTCAGCCATCGACATTTGCGGCCGGTCATTGAGTGCTTCCAGAATTTCCAGGCGGTCGGCCATCATTTCGGCCTTGCGCTCCATGACTTCCTTCTTTTTGGTGTCATCAGTCAACTGGATGCTGATTTTGTCCAGCGTTTCAGCCAGTTCCGCAGCGCGTGCGGTGTTGTTCTGGCTTTCTGCATCCAGTCGTTCATCGTTGACCTTTTTGAACTCGTCAAAATTCTTGCCGATACTTTCAATTACCTCGACAAGCTTACTTCCATTTTGTTCGTCAGACATTTGATTCTCCTGTCCCTAAACCGGGAGCTTAAATATTTCAGTGATGCGGCCAATTAGCACGCTTTCGCATAACAACTCAGCCGCCTTAAGTGTGTCCTGCTCGCCCTCCCGGCAATCAGGCAAATTATGGTCAACAGCCTCCCGCTGTTCATCCTCATAAATCTTTGTGATGATGTGTTTTGAAGCATCACGAGAACAGCCCAGATCGCGCAGGATGCCCTCAAATTCGCGAATGCTTGGCACATATTCGCCGCACTCGGATAATCTCGTTTTGACGTGTGTAATCTGCGCCAGCGGGTTCATCGGCAGGGAAACAACCGAAACCTCCCACAATTCAGCCTCTTTGATCAGCCGGTTGCCGTCTTTGTCATAGTCCTGATCCAGTGTGCGGTAACCGATACTCATGCCGCTGACTGCCTGCATTTTCAGCAAGGTGTGGACTTCATCACCCAGCGGAGTCGGCGCAAGCACGCCCTTAACCGATAGCCCTTTCTTGTCTTCGGCCATTTGCAGCCACTTACCGGGCACTTTGCTGGCGTCATGCATCCAGAACATGGCCGGCAAGCCGCCCGCCTTGTCGTGCTGGGCCAGGCTGCGCTTGAAAGCACCGGGCAACACAATGTCACCGCCGTAGTCTGTGTTACTGAATACGCTGCCGTGGCCCTCGAACTCGCGGTTACCCAGCGCCTTGACTTCCAGAGGCACGGTAATATTAGGTTTCTGCATCATTTTGTCCCTGGCCGCTCGGGCCTTGATCCCAGTATTCATCGCCGCCGTCATCGGGCCTCGGATTCTTGCCCTCCAGCTCGCGCCATTCATTTGGATTGATTGCGCCCATTTCACGCTGGATTTTCAGGCCTTCCTGCCGTTCCTTGAAAGCAGCCCGCAGGGTTGAATCCATGTTGAAACGGATGATTATGCCGCTGTCCCGGTCCTTATCCGTCAATAAATCGCGTTCCATCGCAGATTCAAACGATTTCACCACCGGCAAGATGACATTCAATGTGAAGTCGGAATCTTGTTGCTCTACATTATTGAACGTTGCCCTCAGAAGATCGCCGACTAAATGAGGTGGCACACCCAGCGCCCCGGCAATTACCGTGCGCTGGTATGCCCGGCTTTCGTTGAATTGTGCTTTATCATTTTCTACCGCGATAGGGTCTTTCAAATCCAGGCCGTGCGGAACCAGCATGGCGTTAAAGCGCTTGGCACCACTGAATGCCGCCTTAAAGCTGTCAACAAAGGCCGTTTCTTCCTCTTCGGTTTTGAAGGCCGAGAAGCCCTGCATGTATTGAAAAACCGTCAAGGGTAAAGCGCCATTTCTGAAAAACGATTCGCCGAACTGCTCGGCCAGAATCTCCATCATAATGGACCTTTGGATGTGCTTTATCGGTGAATCACCCTCGATAAAGTTCCGCGCCCGCCCTCTGGCGTGCAATATTTTACTGTGTGGATATACTTTCGTGCCGCCGGTTTCTTGCAGCTTGTAAGTCAGCCCGGATGTTTCCAGTTTCGGCTCAACCTGCCCAGGATCAAGCGGGATCAGTTCCTTGATCGTGCCACCTGACTCTGATTTGTACGAATAGAAGTTACCCCAGCGCAGCCAGGTAGAGGAAGCGTCCGCCATGAAATCAGAGGTGCTTTGCCACGAGTTAGGCTTTGACAGTAATTTGCTAACCGGATGGTCTGGAAGTTTCCTTTTCGACGGCTTGTCTTTGTCCATGTATTTTTCATAGACATGAACCGTCGTCACCGATAAACGCCGGTTGATTGCGGTATCTATCGCGTGGATGGTAGGAGAAGCAAGGCAACTGCTGGGTGTCACCATTTCGCCGGGCAACCCTTCCCGCGCCGAAATCAGGCGCATTAGCACCTCTTCAAACTGTTGCAGCTTTTGCTCTTTCTGCCAGAACCATTTCATAGTGCGATGAGTCTCCCTACCGGGCGCATAGGTGCTGGCGCACGCTTCATTGCCGTTTCTGCCATCGCCAGTGCCTGCATTCCGTCAATCCTTCCGTTGGATTTTTTTTTGTCTAGTTTCCGGTTGTCTGCCGGGTCATTTGTCACGATGGCGTTCGCCGCGCACATGGTCAAGACAGGATGCATACCATGCCGCAAACGGGCATTGACCAGATCAGCTTCCAGCGAATCCAGGGCCGGGCTCATATCTCTGAACCCCTGCCCATGTTGCCCCATTGGCCAGTCAGCGCCGCCCCATTCATTGGTATCTTCCTTCACAATGACGCAACTCAGCCCGGCCCGCTCAACTTCCTTGATAAACTCTTTGATGCGCCAGCGGTCAAACTCCATCAGCCCCAAAGTCAAACCCTCAAGGATTTCAATCAGGTCGTGGACCACGTATTCATAATCAACCGAACCGCCTGGCGTGGTGCGTAAAAAGCCTTGTTGTGCCCACAGGTCATAGGGAACACGATCATTTCTGGCTCTTGCGGCCAAACCATCTTCCGGTAGCCAGAAATACGGGTGTACATGCTTGATGCCGTCACGCTCGAACATCAGAACGCAGGCGGTCAGGTCAGCCCGCGCGGATAGATCCAGCCCGACATAAACCGGCTCATCGCCGAACGGTTCCGGCTCACCGCCGCAGGTTTCCCATACCGAGCGGGATACAAACGGATTGTGTGCTTCCACCCGCTGATTCAGGTATAGATTGCGGTGGCGCGCTTCCATGCTCGGCATGCGCTTTGCGTCCGCTGCCTCAGCAAGTAATTCCTTGGCGTTCTGGAAGTCACCAAAGGCCGGGTTTGCCTGCCGTATGGTTTCTTCTGCAAACGGGTCCGCTTCCAGATCAGCCGTGTACAAACTCAGTACCGTTTGCGGATCGTGTCCCGCCTTGGCATCGTCGATCAGGATACTCAAAAGATCGTTGTCAGTCGGTGCCTGCGTGCTGATGATGACTGAAAGCGGATTTTCATGCGCCGCCATAGCGGTTTCAAGCGCATCATATAGCGGTGATCGCGGGCCTCGACACTGCGAGAGCTCATCATGGACCAGAAAGATGGGCGACAATCCGAAAGAAGTGCTAACCTCAGCGCTTAAAGCCCTGTAGAGCGTCCCAAACTCTGGATAGGCCAGTTGCTTGCTACTGTCGCGCACAATCACATGCGCAGACATTTCCGGCGACATGCGCACCATCTTGGCCGCCAGGCCGAACAGCACCGCCGCCTGATCGCGCGACTGGGCCGCGCTGAATAATTGACTATTGTGTTGTGCTTCCCGCCCGCATAGATGCAATAAGCATAAAAAGGCAGCCAGCGCCGTTTTTCCGTTCTTTCTGCCAAAGCTTATAATAGCCCGCCGCGTTACATGCGGATTATCATATATACGTTTTATTTCCTTTTGCTGCCAGGGTCGCAACACCACCGGCTTGCCCACGTCCGCACCCTCCGGCACCCGGCAGTTATTTTCAATCCATTGAATGTTGCGCTCGGCGCGGGTTAAGTCTTTCACATTTGATGCGGTAGTTTGGTCAGCGTGCCTTTTTTCCGGTCTTTGCTGTAGGTTGATTGCTGACTGAGCCGCATTCGTGTGGCCAGTGCTGACATGGCCCGGCCTTCGCGTTCCTGCATAATCAGCAATTGGTTATAGTCAGCAACAGCAAATGATTCCTGCAATATCATTGTTTCGATTAACTCGGCAACGTGCCGCGAAGAAACAACGTGCCGGCAATACTGCGCCAACATGTCATGCGTTTCCATCGGGAACCATTCAGCCGGCAAGCGATTGACCACGATACGCCAGATATTCGCCTGTTCATCGGTTAAGCCGGGCTGCGGTTCCGGTCTGTGGACCGCAGTTATGCCGCTAGGCTGTACCACAGACATTGACGCTGTTGATTTTTTTCCTCTGGCGCCCATAGGTTATCCTGTGAAAGTTTTTAAGTGCTCGCGGCCTTTAAACAGAGCAAAAAAGACAGCCCTCA